ATAGTAACAACCGTTGCATTTTCATTGGCAGGTGCTGAAGTAAGTGTAAGTGTAGTATCAGAACCATCGCCTGTCATAGTATCTATAGCAGGAGCAGTTCCACCACCACTACCAGCAATTGCACCCCAAGCATCTGTATAACCTTCGAAGTCTCCTGTAGTAGAGTTATATCTAAAATAACCTGCTGCAGGGCTTCCGGGTCTTTGTGCTGTTGTACCGCTTGGTACATGTATTGCATCTGTATTAGAACCAACATCTAAAGATACATCTGGTGAAGCATTGCCAATACCTACTTTGTTTTCTGAAGAATCAACAACTAAAGTATTTGAATCCCAATTAAAGTCACCTGTTCCACCTGTCAAAGCTGTGAGTGTACCAAGGCTTGTAATGTTTGTTTGTGCTGCAGTGCTTAAAGTACCTGCTAGTTCTCCTGAAGAACCATAAATTACTGCTTTACTGTTTACAACTGTATTAGCTGTAGAGCCATCTAATAAATTTAATTCTGTTGCTGTGCTTGTAACACCATCTAAAATATTTAGTTCTGCCGGTGTCGAAGTAATTGCAGTGGTTGTAGCGGCTGCCAAGACTGGAATGTATCCACCTTGGTTAATTAAATATTGTGTGTGGTCTGAAGTTGGGTCTACTATACTAAGTGTAGTTTCGTTTGAATCTGCTGTAGCTCCTTCAAATATAATAGCATTTGAAGCTTCCATAGTAACTGTATCTGCTGTAGTGGTTGTTCCTGCTACAGTCAGTTTAGGAACTAACAGTTCTCCTGTGCTTGGATTATATCTTAAAGCTCCTGTATCATCTAATAATGCATTAGACTCGTCATGAAAAACTACAGGGAAATTAGTATTAGCTGTACTATCTGATACTGTAACTGTTGAAGCTAATGTTGCTGTTGCAGCATTTCCTGTAGTATTTTGGTTAAGTGTGCCAATTACGAAGTCTAATGTATTATCACCATCTTCATAAGTTACAGTAATACCTGTTTCAGTATTAGAGCCAACCATAGCTCCTACAGTATCTGCTATATATTCATTTAATGCTGTACCATCTACAGTAATTGCATCAGCTTCGAGTGTGCCATCAATGTCAGCATTGCCCGATACATCTAAAGTAGTTAAATCAAGTTCACCTGCAATTGTAACATTTCCATCGGCTAATGTTATTAAATCCGTATCTGATGTATGTCCTATAGTTGTACCATTAACTATTACATTATCAACAGTAAGAGTTGTAAGAGTTCCAAGACTTGTAATGTTTGATTGTGCTGCTCCTGTTACTGTAGCTGCTGTACCGCTTGTATTACCTGTTACATTACCTGTTAAATTACCTGTAAATGAAGTAGATGTTAATACTCCAGTACTAGGATTATAAGTAAGTCCTGTATCAGACTCTGCTCCTTGCGAACCTGTAGCCCCATCAACAAAGATAGGATATACAGTTTCGTCTGTGCTGTTATTTGCAGATACTGTAATATTGTCTGCTGTTCCTGTAGTGTCTTGGTTAAGTGTACCAATTACAAAGTCTAAAGTATTGTCATCATCTACATAACTAACTGTTATATTGGTTTCAGTATTAGAACTAACCATAGCACCAACAGTATCACTAATTGTTTCTGCTAGTGTAACACCACCAATTGTAATTGCATCAGCTTCTAATGTTCCATCTATATCTGCATCACCGCTAATATCTAAAGTAGCAGCATCTAGTTCTCCACTAATTGTTATGTTTCTACCACCAGTAATGTCTTTATTAGCATCTGTAATAATTGCTTTACTGGCTATTACTGTTCCGTTTGTTATGCCATCAATAAGATTAATATCAGTTGCACTTGCTGTAACACCATCTAATATGTTTAATTCTGCAACTGTTGAAGTAATACCATCAAGAGTATTAATTTCTGATGCTGTAGCTGTTACGCCATCAAGGATATTAAGTTCTGCTGCTGTACTTGTAACACCATCAAGAATGTTTAATTCTGCAGCAGTTGATGTAACTCCATCAAGAATGTTTAGTTCGGCTGCTGTTGATGTAACTGCTGTACTATTTATAGATAGTGCATCTGTTTCAAGTGTACCATCTATATCTACATCACCACTTACATCTAAAGAACCTGCATCAAGTTCGCCTGTAAGTGTGATATTTCTAAAAGAACCTATATCTTTATTTGAATCTACTACAACTGCTTTAGAAGCTGCAACAGTTCCTGCTGTAACTCCATCAATTGTTTCTAGCTCTGCTTCGGATATATCAGCACTACCTATTACAAAACTTGTACCTGTAATAGCTGTACCTGTAATTGCTGCTGCACTTGAACCGCCAATAATAGCACCATCAATAGTGCCTCCATTAATGTCAGCAGTATCTGCAACTAAACTATCAATATTGGCTGTTCCATCGATGTAAAGGTCTTTCCATTCAGAACCTGAAGCACCAATATCATATGTATTATCAGCACTTGGTAAAAGATTAGAAGCAACATCAGCACTGAAAGCTACTGTATCAGAAGCTGCATCACCAAATGTTAGGTTGCCTGAAATTGTAGCATTGCCTGTAACTGTTAAGTTTCCACCAACTGCAACATTACCTGTGGTAGTAATTGAATCTATATATGCATTTTTCCAGTATAAAGAAGAAGTACCTAAATCTACATCACTGTCTGTAACCGGAGTAAATACTCCATCAGATAATCTTATTTGTTCTACGGCAGCACTAGAAACTTCTACAAAAAATCCCCAACGATTATTTGTACTATCTGCAACAATTTTATTAAGGAAATCTAAATCTCCTATAGTATGTATATTTCCACCATGTCCTGCTGTACCATCGTGTCTGTGTCCAGTACTTGAAGCACTGCTTGAGCTATATGTAAATGCGTTTACTAATTGATTGTATTCATTGTTAAACAATGCAGCAGTAATAGTATCTCCATCTACGAATGTACTTTGTCTTGTATAACTTTGTGCCACTTATTTCTCCTATAATCTTCCTGAAGGTCTATAACTTATATATAAACCATTAATTGTATAACTTGAATTTGTATCTTCTGTACTAATTTTAAAAAAGTTACTATATCCTGTTCCTGTTAAAGCTTGTCTTACAAAAGGTTCTTCTACTCCTCCAAAAGCAAAATTAGCAAATGTAGCAGTGCCAAATAAAGCTGGAGGTAAAATACCTGCTAATGTAATGTCTGCAGGTTGAGGAGTATCTGAATCTCCGTAATTGTATCTTGTTCTTAATACTGGATTTACTTCTCCTTCAGCACTAAAAAATACTTTAACATAATCTAAAGTTTTTAAAGTTCCTAAATCTCCATAATCAAAATCGGGAGATTGGAAAATAGATAATATACTTGTAGACACTCCTGCAGGATTAAAACTATTTCCTGTATCGTGATTATAAATATATCCGTTTCTATCTCCGTGATATGATTTTTGTACTCCTGAAGAATTAAATCCTGATGTTACTGCTGGAGCTTCTATTCCTAAAGTTTCAGACCATTCCCAGCCATTAGGTCTTAATGTTCCTATAATTCCTCTTGCTGTAGCTGTTGTATCATTGCTTTTTAAATAATACATTCTATATTGTGATTTATTTCTAAGTACTACACTACTAAATTGATGTGTGTCTGTAGAAGTCATTATATCGTTAATTAAAGGCTGTATTGCTTTACTAACTGTGCCTAGTTCAACGTCACCAATTCTTGCTGTACCTGCAACTGTTCTTAAACCATCAGGTGCTAAAAATATTAAGTCACCACCTATTTCTTGTATTGTGTTTCCATCTACACAACCTACGTTTTTTGTCACAGGAACTATTGCTATATTGTCTAAATCATTTATGTTTTGTAACTTAAATATTGAGTTTTGACAAAAAATAAATAATTCATTACGAAAACTTTTTAAACCTACAATTTGGTCTTCTAGTGTTACACTAGATGAACCAGTACTAGAAAAACTATCTACATCGTTTGTTCCTGAAATATACAATGTATTTGGATTTGTTGTATCTCCTGCAACTACTAAATGTTTATCATGTATAATACAAAATTTAGCGGTTAAACTTCCTGATACAGTAATTTGTTTTGCATAATATGTTCTAGTATTTAAATCTCCTGTACCTGTCATTTTAAAATAAAATGGTTTATTACTACCGCTTTTATCAGTTATAATAACTTCACCATAATCACTACTACCTTCGTATAAAGCAAACTGGCACTGGTCTTGTCCTGTTATTGTTAAACCACTCCTACCAGTAAATGTACTATAGTTATCTCCACTAGCTGATACACTATCTTTATTTATTTGTACCCATGTACTACCATCTTGTGTAAAATAAATATTTGTGCCTACACATGCAATCATACCATCTGCATATACAAATACTCCTTCTACATCATTGCTTGTATTAGGTCTATTAGTACTATATACAGAATATCCATTTACTCTTCTATATCCACCCTCAATACTTACTTCAAAATTTCTTAGTTTTGTAGCAACTCCGGGACTTCTTAACAACTCTAAAGAGTTATTTGATTTAATTAAACCGCCTGTTAGAGGTACTGCATATGGTTGTGACCTAGCCATTAGAAATATAACCTATCGTCTGATATATTTTTTGGTTGAGGGTTTAATAAATTAGATTTCATATGCCTCATTCCTTTTTTATAATCTTCTAAAGCAAATGAAGCTTGTTGTAAATTTTCTTTAAACTGATATACATAGTATCTAGTTTTTGCTGTAATAACATTTGCATATTGGTCAGGTAATGTTATTGTATCTCCGTATGCAGATAGTGCTGTAGGGCTACTAAAAGCATAAAAATGTATATTATATACTTTATCAGGTATTGGACTTAAACCAAATTTTCTATTGTCTGGACTTCTGATAACATATCTAGGTTCTCCTCTTGCTTCTGCATTTGCATCGTCTTCGTTTTCTGAATCTCTGTAATATCTTGTCCAATCATCAACAGTTAAAAATTTTAAACCTTTTGAAACATATGGGGCAGACTCTCCGCTTACATTTATTGTTGTAATGTAAAAATCTTCCCAGTCTACAGAAGAATAATCTGTTGTAATATTAGAGCTACCTGCTTTTAAAAGATACCAACGAGTACCTGCTACAGATGCTACTGTTACATTTCCATAAAAAGGGTCTGTTCCTCCACTAACTCCTGCGCTAAAAAAAGGTAGTTGAGGTTCTTCGTTAGCAATATCTTTTATAGATTTATTTATTGCTTCTTTAACAAATTTTTGAATGCCTACAGCATCTGCAAAGTTTGCTGAAGTTAAATTAATTTCATTTAACTCTGTTAAAACTTCATTTGTTAATGTTAAATATGTTGTAGCCATTATTTTTTATGTGTTTTTTGTACTGCAAAATTAGCTGTTAAACTTGCGCCTTTGTGTTTAACAAACTTGCCTTTATGTTTCATTAATTTAAAACCGCCTTTAGGTTGTTTCATCCAATGGTATCCTTTTGGTGCTTTAACCTTCATAATTAATTAGGCATACATTTAGGCATATCATCTTTATATTTGGGTTGAGAACCATCCATTTGAACTTTTCCACCATAAGCATACATTGTTCTTCCCCCATGTCCTTTTTTCTTTCTAGGTGCAGAATCCATTCCACCACCCATCATTTTTTTTCTTTTTCCGTACATACTATTCTCTATTATTAAAAGTATGGGGAGGGACAACATAATATTTCCCTCCTCCACACCATTTGCTTATTAATCGATTAGATAAAAAGCTGATATTAATGCATCGTCTCTGAGAACTTTTGCGCCATATACATGCAATCCTCTAACAATATCACCAAACGAACTTGGGTCACGAATGACTTCAGTTGATAGGATAGTATTAGCAGTTGCTGTAGATGACATATGTCCAGCCAGTACTTTACCACTTGCATTTGAAGTTGCAGCGATATTGTTTGACTTGTACATATCAAATCCTCTTAACTTACCACTTGAAACTAAGCCGTTTCTTATTGAGCCTTGACCTGCATTGAAATCTACAGACATTAGTTTAGAACCAGACTGAGACAATTCCTCGTAAAAACTTGGAGGTGCGACAAACCATCGACCTTCTTCAGGTACGTTTTGGTCATCTAATAGTCTAGCCATTCTAGCCATAAGGTCTATAGCATCTACACCAGTTCCATCTGAGCCTAGCAAATCAACAGAGTTGGTTGCATGTGTCATAGTTGCGTCAGCAGTTGAGCTGTCAGAACCTATAACATGGTCAGGTGAAGATGTAGAACAGCCACTAAACATAGTAGCTATTACAGCAGCATCATACGAATCTTTAAGAGCGTAGGCAGCAGAAGAAGAAGCAACTTCTTTAAAGTTGACATGTGACATATTAGTTTCAATATCATCTACGATGAATTTGAAAGCTTTAGCACTATCAACTACAAGAGTTGTTTCAGCATCTGTTAGCTTTGTAGCAGTAGTATCGCTACCTCTTGTGTAATCAGACACAGAGATAACGGGTTCAGATATAATCTTTACAGAGTCTCCGAAAGCAGAAATCTCACCAGCATAGTCGGTGTTCGTAATAGCTTCCACAACCGAGGCTTTTCTAAAAAAGTTTAAAACCTTTTTTGAATAGACGGAAGGTAGGAAAAAACTATTAGTCTGTCCACTTACGGAGTTTGCAAAGTTAGCATTAGTATCTGTTGAGGGTTCAAAATATTGAGCCATGATACTTACTCCTTAAAGTTAAGATAGTTTTAGTTTACGATTCTGCCTTCAGTCCATGCTTTGTTGATTTCGTCTTCCAACTTATCAAACTCATCCATGCTTAAAGCAGAAATCTCCCTTTGTGACCAAATTTTATCTTGCTGTGGTTCAACTGTTGTTGTTTTAGTTGATACCATATCCGCAGCAGATGCTTTGGTCTTTTTAGAATTTGACTTTTTAACAGCAGTAGGTTCTATATTCCTATCCTTTTTATATAAATCTAAAATTCTAGCAGCTAGTTCAGCATCGTCAGCATTAGTAGTTATCCAATCACGAATTGCTATTGGCTGTTCTGAAGTCCAACTTGTAAAATCTTCGCTGTTTCTAATATCATTAAAATCAGGATGTTTTGCAATTAAACTATTTTCAGCCTCTATTCGAGTTTTTTCAGCTTCTCTTAGTTGTAAAGTTTGTAATTTTTCTTCTAACTCTTGAGTACGCTTTTCACTCTGCATATGTGAAACAGTTTCAACTACTTCAAATACTTCAGGATACTGTTCTTTAAACTGTTCAAGTTCTTCAGGACTTTTAGGAGCTTTGTATTCAGGTCTATTACTAGATACTTCATTTAACAATTCTTCTTTTTCCTGTCTCCACTCGTTTAGTTTTTTATCGTAATGAGATTTCATATCATCATATCGTTTTTTGTAGTTAGGTTTTTTGTAAGGTTTATCCTGTACAGTTTCCTGTTCTACTTGAACTTCTTCTTTTACAGCTTCAACCTGTTCCGGTTGATTACCATAAAAAATACTTTCAGATGAAATAAAAGGTTTATCATCACTATTGTGCCATGCTTTTTTAGCATTATAAGGATTTGGCGTTTCCTCTTGCTGTTTATTTTCAGCCATTTTCTTACTCCTACTCAGGGCTTCATTAACAAGGTAGCTGCGTTTGTCGACTATGCAGGGCTTGTCTTGTAAAAGGTAGCCTTTCGGTTTATATTATAGTAAAGTTTCCTTTACTGGTTATAGCAAACGAGGATTTAAATATAAACGAGGGTTAGTTTTTCTCATGTCTTCTGTAACAGGATTATTCATTGCCCCTTCTTTTTGTAAAGAATCTTTTGTATATAATTCTCTTTCATTTAAAAGAGCAGGGTTTATATCCTGAGAAGTCATTCCCCCTCCTCGCATTGCTTGTCTGTTATTTGCATTTTCTTCAGCCATTCCCATAAGCCTGTCTAAATTGTCAGGACCTATTTCTTCTGTAGCTTTAGCAGTTATAACAAACTCTCCATCCGATAGCCTTGCAGGTATCGAATCAGAGACTCCTGACCCCGGACCTTCAACAGTTCCAGAGCCTGAAAATTCTGATGCAACCTCTACCACTTTATCAAATATTTCACTAAGTGTAGGGTCATCTATTAATTTTTCCATTAAATAATCTTTTTCGTTTTCAGACAACGCTTCGTCTGTTATAAAATCTATGTATTCATTTTCCATTTCTTCGTCAGGAAGCATATCTTGGTTTTCTTCCATCATTGGCATTTCTTCCATCATAGGTTCTTCAGGCATTAATTCTCCTCCCTCATTAAAACCTTCTCTATCTAATAAAGAACCTACTCCTTGTGTATTCATAGTATTTGTACTTACACTAGTACTGCTTATAGGATTAGACTCTGCTTGTTTACTAGCTACAGACTCTAGAAAAGGTCTAAAGGTTTTATCAAGTATTGATGCCATTTTTATCTCCTATTTATTGCTTCTTTAACTTGTTCAGGGAGTTGTTCCAATCGTGCCAGAGAACTCACTTTCCCCTGCAATCGGTACATTTCCTGTTCCGATGTTGCCACCACCAGTCCCTGTAGGTCCAAGGTCTTGAGGTTGTTGAGGTGTTCCATCAGGGCTTCCCATGCCTCCTTGTTGTTGACCAACACCTTCAGGCGTAGGGCTAGGTTCTTGTTGAGCATTTTGCATTCCTATTATTTGTGCCATCATAGCTGCTTCTTCAGGGTCGTTTAATATTTCTTCAGGGTCTAAATCTAAGCTATAGGCAAGTTCACTAACCAATTTAGAAATTTTAACAAATGGAGCAATAGCCGGACTTTGTGCAGTTTGTAAGAATGTTGTCAATCTTTGTGACCTTACTTCTTTTTGCATTAAGCTATTAGTACCTGTAGCTTTAACTTCTAAATCTCCCTTGACATCTAAATCACCTTCAAAAAATTGCATGTTCCATTGGAAATACGATTCTCCTAAAGGTTTCAATAAAAAGTCATCTAAATTTTTTACAACTGTTTTAATGTTTAAACTAGCAGCACCTAGTAGCATTGACATACCAGAAGCAGTTCGTGTCATACTTTGGACTCCTGTTTGTCCGTGTGAGTAACTAGGAATACCTGTTTGTTCATCTGCGAGTTGTCTAAACCTATCAAACATCATCATGTTTTCAGGTGCTGTGTTTGGAAATTTTAATCCATATATTGCTTGTCCGGGCATTCCGGCTTGTCTTCTAAAAACTTTTCCGGGATAAACATCCATAGTTTGTCCACCAACAAGAGCTGACTCATCTACGTCAAACACTAGCGAACCTGCTAATGCTAAATTATCAATAGCCATTCTTGCATGACCATTCATAATTTGTTGTGAATCATCCATGTTTTCTGCTACACCGATACCAAAAAAGTTATATGGATTTCTTTCATATGGAAAAGAAAGATAAGGTATTCTATAAGGTGTAAATGGATTTATTACTGCCCTTAATAATTTATTACCACATACCCACGCATTTATTTGTATTTCATCTAAATCATCAATATCATCTGATAATTCAATTCCAACTTCACGAGCATATTCTGCATCCATAATTCCCCAATACTCAAGAACTTCAAAATTAGAAACATAATCATCTTGTCTAGTATTGTCTTTTAAACGATGCTCAAAACCTTTTTCTTCGTAGTTTGGTCCTAACTGAATACATTCTCTAATAGCATCTTCATCAAAATAAGGTAAGTTTCTAAGTTGTCTTAATTGACTTTTATTTAATTTATGCCTATGAATAATATATTCACACTCATCAATGTTAGTAGCGTTTGGGTCAGGATAAAAATCCCAACAACTTACAAATTCAATTCGAGGTACTCTAACAGATGTTGGTGTATAATTTCTTTCACCTTCTGTGCTATCTTCCCATTTATGAAGTTGTTTATTAAAATTAAATGGACCTTTAACAATTCCTGTTCCTAATAAAGCAGATTCTAATAAAGCATTTCTTATTTCAGATGAACCATTAGATTCTTCAATTTGGTCGTGGATAAGTTTTTCCATTCTTCTAGCAGCTTTTTGAGCAGGGCTAATTTCAGGAGCAGTTGGTTCAGGAGTTAGTCCTTCTTGTAATAATCCTTCGTCTTCTAATTTATCTTCTAAAGAATCTTCAAACATTCCATCGCCTAGAGTTGCTCCGGGCTTTAAAACTTTTCCATCGCCTGTAAAACCATAATCCCAAGAATTACCATTTATTTCTTCTTCTTCATCCATTAATTGCATTGGGTTTTCAATGCTAGGAGTAGGGTTAGTAGTATCTAAATATGCGTGTTCTTTTTCCCCTTCAGGTAGTTTAGTTTCTGTTATACCTATTGGAAATTTACCTGTTCCAAAAATAACATCAACCAATTGTCCAAAGGCTGCTAATACTTTTGTTTTAGTAATTTTTACAAAGACTCTAGATTTTTCTGACTCTCTAAATCTAACTCCTTTATGATAAAGACCTCTATAATTTTCATAAGATTTAAGCCAACGCTTTTCATCTTTTTTTCTAGAGTCTTCTGACTGAGCAAATCTACCAGTGACAATACCTACTAAATTTGTTATTTGACTTTCTTCTAAATTTAAATTTTTACCAACTTCTCCTTCTACATCTATATATAGATTGTTAGCACTTAAAAATGTATTGTCATTATCAGCCATAATTAATATCCAAAGTCAGAATCAGATGGTTTATAAAATTGTTCTCTTTTTAAATTTCTAATCCTATCAAATGGACTTTCCACTCTTGGTCTGCTCATTATCATATAACGCAACGCATCATAGGCGTGGTCTGAAGCATGTGTATCAACATCTTCAGGATTAGTTTTTGATAATGGAATACTCTGTAATTCTCTTATTAAATTTGGACATGTGTTAAATATTTGTAGTTTTGGTCTTCCGCTATCTCTTACTTTTAAGTATTCGTGTATTTGTATTTTACCTTGTACTCTATTTTTATCTGCTCTTCTAAGCTTATGTCCTTTCTTTACTAAGGCTTCTCCAACAGTTGGACCAGTCGTTCCTGTTTTAGCCCATGCTGCTGTATCTAATACACCACTTACTGAAAATGGGTCATCCATTTCCATTTCTGCTATTATAGAGCCTAATTCTTCTCCTGTCAAGCCTTTTCTATATAATTCTCTATATATTATCAATGTTTTATCTTGCATATCTACTATTCCCCATAAACAACAAGACTCAGATGCATAGCCATAGTCAATAGCTTTTACTCTTTCCCAGCCTATTGGAAGTACAAAAGGTTCAATAACGTGTGCTGTTGGGTCAAACTCTACAAAAGCTGCTCCTTCTGCTACATCCCAATTACCTTCAAGCAATTGTCTACGTTGGATTGGTGGTAATGAATTAAGCATTTGTTCATAAACTCCATCTTTAGCTAGATACGGATTATCTTCTAACTTAGCAGGTATAAACTTTCTTGTTAAACCATCTTTACCTAAAAAAGATTTATTGTTTTCAAAAGGCTCTACATATCTTTTTTTAACCCAATGAGAGCCTACACCACCGGGGTTTGCTGTGCATCTTAAATATGTTTGAATACTAGAATCAGTGGTTCTTAATCGAGATGCTAAGTAGTTCCAACCAAACTCAGTAGGTAAATGTGTAATCTCATCAAAACCAATCCACGAGTATGCTTGTCCTTGATAGCGATAAACATCTGCATCTCTTTCAAGAAATCCAAACTCTATCTTAGCTCCACTTGGAAAGTTCCAAAGTTTTTCTACTTCTCTAAACTTTGCACCCGGAAATGCTTGTGGGTATAATTCACGAGATTTATCTATTAGTTCTCTTAGTTCAGGCATAGACCTACGGAGTATTAAAGCACGATGCGCTTTTTTATGACAATATCTTAAAGGGTCTATTAACATAGCAAAACTTTTTCCTCCTCCTGCAGCACCTCCATACAAAACATCTTTTTCAGAAGCAGCTAAAAAATCTGTTTGAGGACCTTCGTTTGGATAAAAAGCTACGTTTTCTTTTAAATTTTCTTGTATTTTTTCTGGAGCAGTTTCTAAATCTTCTGAAGAAATAACTTTACCTTCTTTAATTTTATTAGGCGTTGTTGCTTGTTTAAGTACTTTGCTTTCTGTTTTTAATTTATTTTCTTTTGCTTTAAGTTTTTCTTTTTCTTTTTGTAATTGTTTTTTCTTTTGATTAAGTTTTATTTTTCTTTGTTGTACTTTAGAGTAGGTGTATGTAGACTTAGACCCTTTAGGTCTACCTATTTTTTTATTAGGATTATTTTTATTTATAATTTTAGAAAGTCCTACATGACTAAGAGTTCTGCCTGTTTCACTAGTAATTAGCTCGGCAGCTTGTCGTAACGATTGTTTATTTTCTAAGACTTCTTGAGAATATTTATTTAGAACTTCTAGCTCAGATGGTATTGGTTTTAACCAACCTTCATCTTCACTAAGTTCATAACCAAAAGGAATGGTTTTACTTTTCTTTTTTATATATCCTTTTTTCAAAAGTTATTTCTTGCGATAGGCTTTGGTTTTCTTTGCTATCTTTTTAGGTTGTTTAGAATGTTGTTTACCTTTTTTAGTATCTTCTCGTTTTTTACGAGTAGTAGCAGCATATTCAGAAGAACTTAAAGCTTTAATTGCTTTTTCAGGTAAATATCTTTCACCTGTTTTAGCAGAAGGTTTACCGCTTTTAGTTCTCCATCTTTGTTGTGTCCATTTTTTTAGACTTTGTTGTGGTTTTTTTAAAGCCATTATTTATAACCACCGCCTTTAGCTTTATATTCTTTTGCTAACATTTGTGCTTTTCTAGCAGACCATTGACCTGCTTTACCGCCTTTTGTTCCTGCTTTAATTTTATTAAACAGTCTTTTACGCATAGTAGGTTTTGTATAGTTACCTGCTTTATTTACTGTTGACTTTTTCTTTTTAGGCATTTTTCTTTTTTCTTTTTTTTGTTACAGTTTTGTATGCTTCATTTTTTTTTGTTTTAGGATTATCTTTAACAAAATGTCCTTTTTTATTTCTAGCTCGAACCTTTACTTCTTCATAACCAAGAAACGTAGTTTTAAACCAATCAGTCAAACCTATGTTCCAAAAGTTCATTGTTCTATTAAAATTATCTTTCATATTTATTTACCTTTATTATATTACAAAATCTTCGCCTTCTTGCCAAGAGCAACCTGTTAGTCCTCCGGCTTGTAAGGCTTTTAATGTTCTAATTATTTCATCTACATTACGACCAGTATCTAAAGCATTTACTGATACATGTTGAATTATTTGTTCATCATCAATAATAAACGTTGCTCTTAAACAAACACCTTCGTTTTCAGAAAGAACACCGACATCTCTTGATAAGTACAAACCACAATCAGCTATTAATGGATGTCTTATATTACTAATCATAGAATTGTTTTCTTTCCAGTTTAATTTACAAAACTCATTATCTCCACTAATTCCCATGACAAATACATTTTCATCTACTAATTTGTCCATCTCAGAAATTTCTGTAGGACATATAAATGTAAAATCTTTAGGATAAAAGTATATGACAGACCATTTATTTAAATCTGAAAAATTATATTTAGTTACTTCGTTTTTTTCATTAACTCCATCAAGATGAAAGTCAGGAAATATATCGCCTACTGTGTACATGTTACCTCTTATTTATTATTACCACTTTACTTTATGTGACCAATACCTAGCACTTAATTTACTTGGGCTTGAGTCTTGTGCATTATGACGAGCATAATATGATTTTTTCCGTGCTTTATCTTTTTTTGTTTTTGGATTTTTACCTGCGCCTCTTACTCCTTGCTGTCCAAATCTAATTGTTTTAATTTTATCGCCTACTTTAGCTACAACAACATGTGATTTAGTTTTATGCTTTGGAGTACGTTTGGGTTTGTTGTAACCACTGACTCCTGCTCTTGCAAGTCTAGGGTCTTTTTTACTTTTTCTTTTTTCTGCCATATTTCCTCTTCTGTTTTTTAAATGTTGCTTTTACAACTTTTTGAAGCCTTCCAGACTTCATTAATTTGTGTATGTTTTTAAAAGTTTTAAGCATTCTCCTTTTGTTTCCAACAGTTTAAATTTGCAGCGACAGTTCGTCTTTCTCCTTCACCAAAGAACGGATAAACCATGTGTTGCATCCACGAAGGAAACATTAACTGTCTGCCGACTTTAGGCTGTAATGTAATTGATTGCGGTGGTCGCAGTCTTTCGGTATTCATAATTTCATTACGACCATAAGTAAAAGCCAAAAAACCATCACATGCGCCTGAGTCATTGTATAGACTGTAGTTGCTTGAGTTTCCTGTGCCTGTTTCTCCAAACTTTCCTATTTGTTCTGGAACCATTGTCCAACAAGTTGTGCTGATTCCCATGAGTGTTTTAGTGCCGTGGTCGTGTATTGGATTGTAATCTCCTTCAAAACTGTGAACAGACCACAGTTCATCAATGTCTACTGTAATAGGTTCAAACCTTGCACCTGTAATATTCATAAACGATTCAAGATACATGACACCCATTGTGGTTATAAAACGATAATAGTCTGCAAGAAGTGGATGCTTGTGGTCCATTAAAAGTTGTTCACCTTGATGTATCTGACCTACCAGTGTTCCAGCCAATGATTTTTTCTCTGCTGTTTCTTTGTATTCGTCTAAGTATTCATTCATGTCTGATACAACCTTATCAGGCAATTGACATTCTAACATAACCACTGCAGGAAGATTATGCACCTGCATGTTTAACTTTTCTTGGTCTATTTCCATACGAGCTTTATTCCTCTTCGTTCTAGTTCTTTTAAGACCTTATGTTTCTTTTTTTTAGGTGTTGATTCTTTATTCAAGTAATCAATCAATTCTTTTTTAGGTGTTGCTTTCATATAATAGTGATGAATACTGTAAGTATCTGTTCGTCTATTATAAGTTTTTTCTGTTGGTTTAAATTTTATAGGGGGCATACTAATCTAATAAATTAAAATGAATACATACGTCCAGAAGTAAATAAGCAAACAATATTCTGAACATTAAACGATAACGATTAATTTCAGAAAGAAGAAATTCAAACTCCTTCTTGTTTACTATTATGCTTTTTCTTTCCAAAAATTCTATCCCAATTTTTATTGTATTGTTCTCGTTCTTCTTTAGTCATTCTAAAACTACCTGAAGCAGTAAAACCTAAAGTTCTATTGCCTTTGTTTTTGCTTTTCATAACTACAGGGTGTTTTTCATTTCCTATTTGAGACATTATATATCTCGTGAATTTAATTGATTATACATAAGTATAATTTTTTTACTTACATATCTAGGAAAAAATATAGGAAATATTGCATGTAAGATAGAAACTAATCCATATCCACATAGTTTAATTCCTGCTTTACTTGCAAACAGTAAATGTTCAAAGTAAGATTCTTTTACTTTTTTTAAATGGTTTTCTTGTAGTATTTCTTTTCTTCTAAGGAAGATAAGGAACTTTTGTATTGTTTTTTTAGCCATGATTTATGTTTATTATAATATTCTTTAAATGATGGATATGGGGTTTGTCCGGCTTCCCAGCGTTCTTCGCAATTTTCATCGTATAACAAACGACAATAATTTTCGAAATCCCATTCCTCCTTGCGCCATATTTTAGTCATTAATGTAATGTAGTATCCTCCGCATTAAAAAAATGTTCTTCTAGTTCTTTTTCTATTTCAGGTTTAAACCTAATGTCTAGTATTTCGCCAATAATGGTTAAATTATTATTATCCGCAATTTGTTCTGCCTTCTCTTCAGATTCAGCATATATATTTACGCCTGAGTATTTCACTCCTTTTTGTTCATACTCAGTTATGAATATCTTCATATTCACCTTCCTCGGCTGTTATATCTATAGTGTTTTTTTCAGGCAATATAAATATACCACCAGTTACATTATGGTCTACTTTTAACCTTTCTGTTTTTGAAATACCTACTCTATCTAAAATTGTTTGAGCAGCTTGTAGCTTCGTATTAGCTTGTGGGATAGATTCATCACTATCCATTACTTCAATTAGCTTGAAGGCAGCCTTTGGTGCTTCCTTTGCTAGGATATTACTGGCTAAATCCACTATTTCATGTCTAAGACTTTTAATAACTTGGTAGTGATTACCGGAATATCCTGCAAGTTCTGCTGAAAGTTTCAAGTCTCCTTGAGTTTCAATTAGATTATTAAGAAAATTCTCTTGTTTTTCAGTGAGATTTCTTTTAGTGCTAGGTAAATTCATTCCATCATTATACACGAGAATGTATCTTTTGTCAACTAGAAAATATTTTGCTTGACAAAATGGATTCTAGAGTGTACAATAACCCTTGTGTGGCAGGGGGTTGAATACCTACCCCAATTTCCTAGCCTACAAGTCCTTTGTAGCAACTGCTTAACACTTCAAAATCCTTAAAAATGTACGAGCATGTGCATATATATACCCCACGGGGGGTGGTCATCCTGCCTACCCTATATAATTTATAGAGCCTTTTTAAATCTCTGAAAACTTCACAGAATCCGACAAGTTTTTTTGGGTTTTTTGTGTCCCTTTTTTAG